TTCCAACAAATTTTAATGGTGTTTCTGCTTCACCCGCAGTAATACTGAAATTACGTGTACAGGTTGCACCTTCCATAACATATACTTTGCCGCCACCTGCAGCACGAAATATGATTGTTCCGTTTTCCCTGATTGCAGCAATAGCACTCAAGCTTATATCGTCACGATCACTGACGGTGACTTCCAGCATTGCTGGTATTGGCTTTTCAGTAAAACCATGGATACCAGTATCGCCAAGTACCGGCTCCAACTCAAATGCTTGCTGTCCGGATAATCCTACACCGGAGGCGACCGCACCTTCTTTATTTAAAAGTAAATTGCCATTTAAAAGGCATTCCACACGTCCTGTTATTCTCATATTTCACCTCCTATAAAATAAATTGTATAAGGCCGGCAAGAACTCTGAATTGATTAATCAAGTCAGGCGGCAAAAGCACATTGACACGATTTTTATCGGCTTCAGATCTTTCGACAACCAAATTTTTGATAAAATCATCCAGATTTTCAATGAGACCCCTATCCCTTAATAGAGTAAAAAGAGATATTATCTCTTGCTTTATTGTCCTCGGTGTCGCAACCACTTGACCGGGAAGTACCGGAAATGTATCGTCAGCAAGTTTAAACCTTGGAATGATGAATCTGGTTGTCATTCTGTTTTTGAATTGGAACCTGATTTCATTCAATATTGCCAAAGTTTGAACATCCAAGAAACTTGCGTCTGGAACGCTTTGAGCATCTGTTTGGAATGTAGTAATACTTCTCTCAATCAGGACATTCCCTGCATCGTCTGTGATGAAAGTAGCGATACCATCCAAAAGAAGGATATCTCGCTCAGTTCTATCAAAGATATTATCAATTGGTGGAGCCAAAATTTTCTCCAATTTTAAGAAGTGTAATGGTCTCCCTGGATCATTATTAAGATTAAATGCAGCAATAGCGCCCAGAGCGGCTCCCCATTCTGCTGGATCTGTCGGACTATCATTCGCACCCATAATAGTATTATGTGGTGAATTCCTTGAATTGCCCAAGGTTGTCGCACTAGCAGACGTTGTTCTGAGTCCAACAAAGCCATGGCCTTGTTTATCAATAAGAGGCTTAAACCTGTCCGCAAGTTCCGTTTCAATGCTCGTCAAATTTGTAGCATCGATATATGGTTGTATAACATATTGGAACTGCTCATTGGTAATAACTGCCCAGGTATCATCAAGATCACCTGCTCCGACACCGCCCTCAAAATTACTTATGACGACACTATCTCCGAAAAATGTTGGGTTACTCTGACCGTCTAAAAAATTAACCCTGACATCTAAGAAATTACCGTGTGCTCCGCTATTTAAAGCAGAAAGTACAAGTACCCCACTCGCAGCAACTACGCTGACTGTCACAGGAAAATTGTTTTGTTCAGACATAAAGACAGCGACATCACTTGCTATGTCAACAGCACTCCATCCGATCACCAAAGTTCGCTTTATTTGTACACCGTTGACAAACAGGAACAAATCTTGGGCACCGGCACTGGCCGAACCACCAGCATGGCTGAGTGCAACCGAAAATCCGATCCTTGCCGAAGCCTGGGCTGTTCCACCGCTGAGTGCGATAGCTTTTAATTCAGTATTAGGGTTATTGTCTTTAAAAACATTGCACATACGTGCCAATAAAGAACCGGGCCCAAAGAACCCATCTGCAAGATTTCTCCTGGTTATAGATAAGAGCACTTCATTTTCGGCAGAACCAACACTGGTTTTTTCACCGATTATTAATGCTTTGTGAGGGTTTGCAGCCAACCCCTGCAACGCCTGGGAGTTATCGATTTCAGCGAATACACCGGGCGTTCTTACCGTATCAGGAACATTGTTAAAAGTAATCATAAGTTACCTCCTTTGTTTTTGGCTGTCTTGTCAGATGATTCGTAAGAAGGTTTTGGCTTTTCAGCCTTTTCCTCTTTTTTAGTAGTTATGATTGCACTACCATCTTTGACACGCCTACGCCAATATATTCCCTCTCTCCCGACCCAGGGCTTAAATTCCCCTTTGTCGGATAAGGCAGTTTTTGTTACCGGATCTCTCACCATTAATCCTTTGTGAGCCGGTTTTAAGAATCTTACTCCTTCCATCATTTACTCCTATTTTTTTGCTTGAAAAAATCAAATGCAGTGGCAAATCCAAGTCCGTAGTCACCGTCGTCAGGATGGTCTTTCATATCAATAAACTGTGCCATATCTGGAATGAACACGTCTGGAAAACCATCTTCTCTAGGCAAGGTACCATCGAATGGCAAATCAGCACTTGGGGCCTGTAAAAATTGTGCATAAAGGGTATTGAAATCAAACGGTACATCTGGATCTCGTATAACCGCCTGAATTTCTTCCGCTGTTTTACCGGTAAAATCATCATTTGTTTGAAGCCCGGCCTGTTGCCTTGAAACTGTAATGGAGGCATTAAAAATGTCTTCTGTTTGTGCCTCTACCCCTTTTATGGTTAAGGCATCCCGCTCAATGCGGGAATCAAACTCAAATTCAAACTGCCACCATAAGAAATCCCTACGCACATCCAATATTTGACCGCCTCTGTATCTCATTTTGCTTTCAGCATCCGGCATTTCCCAGCCTAAAAGAGCAGTGAAAAATTGATTCCTAATATCATGCAGCATATCGATAGCAACAAAGCTATATCTATCTGATAATTTCCTATCGTTTTTTAATGCAACAATTACGGCAAATCTTTCAGTCAATTTTTGTTCAACGTCACTGTCAGTTTTATTTTCTTCTGCACTTTCAATGAGCGGAACAACGAAAGCCGACTCGACTAGAGTCTGATTCCTTGCATGTTGCATCTCAGAAGATCCACCGATAAAGTTCTTAAAATGGGTCTGTGCGATTCTTAGTTTTAAAACAATAGCACCAATTCTCATCGCTTGAAGTCCCTCGCAAACTTGCTTAATATTCTGTCTTGGACACGCATTTTATTTAATTCATTTTCATATACAGGACGTGGCTTAAGTGTACCGTCTGCGCTTCCGTCTTCAAGTATGGGGGCATAAGGAGCGCCCTTTATATAGAAAATGGCTCCAAAGGAACGCCATTCAAAATACCTTTCAACTCGCATTTTATCTACGAGTTCATTTGTATCCCGCGCCGGTGGAAAGTAAGGTGCGGATGGATGATGCACGTTTCTTCCTCTTTTATAACTGACATTGATTAATCTAGGGGTGGAATTCATTGCGTTGACAACATTATTTTTGTATTCATTTGCTATTTTAAATAATTCCCGACCGGTGTTCCTGGGGAATTTATTTGGTACAACATTTATTGCCCTTCTTAAACCATCCCGGTCATTTATAGATATACTGAACAGCGGACCTGCCATTATTGTATCCTCGCTCCCGTTCCACGCTCTTCAGTTTCTTTACATTTTAATTTGATAAATTCTTTGTGATCTTCGTCTTGCTGTATCCTTTCAATTCTGAATAATCTACCCCTGAATGCTGAATTACCCTCAACCAAAATGAAGTAGTCATTTTTGATTGGATCAAAATCTATAATACTGTCAAATCCTTCCCCAAATGCGTTTGTGAATTGTCTTCCAAGTCCTTTTGAATCGACTGCCGGAAACGCCTCAGAGAAACCATCACCAAATGTACTTGAATAAATGCTGATTGCACTTGAGTACCGTACCATAATTTCATGAGTAATTGTGTTACCAATATTAACGCCTCTTACTAATTCTACACCAAACATGGCTGCTCCCGCCCTGTCTTTAACTGATGCCCATAACCGAACAAGTCTTACGTAAGATGTATCCAATCCCCATGATCCTGGCCTGGTATCCGGCTTTAATATCTGTATTCTGTGTCTAAGTTTTGGCGCTAAATATTTCATATACTATTTCTTAAGAATCCAACTCCGACAGTTTTCTGGGGATTTCCACCATCATTGTGGATTATAAATGGTGCAAGCATATCTCTTACAAGTTTCGGTGGATCGCCTCCCATAACACGGTTTTCATAAATATCTGTGGCCCACATTTTGATTGCATCCCTGAGTGTCTGTGGAACGTTTGTCGCTGCGGGTCCGTAACCGGCGACATAAACAATTTTAAAACCTGCTGAATCTCTGTCTTGATTTTCCGGCTTTGATACATCCTGTTTTATTGCTAATCTGCCAGGAACGGATTCTGTTATTACATAATAATTATCACTGCTATAAACAGTCGCAACTCCGGCTTCACTCAAAGTTTCTACTGACGTAACGGATATTAAAGGTGAAAAGGGGAACTCTATTTCATCGACAAGCCACTGATCCATTACCATGGTTATTGTTTGAGTTAAAAATGATCTGTGAATCCATTTCTCAGCTAAACGCCTGGCTGATTTAATAATATCTTCCAATAAACTATCCTCATCAGTTCCGTCAATTCGAGCCCATATTTTCAGTTTTTCAACTGTTATGGGCTCGACCGACGGTTCTGTTGTGACCTCAAAAAACCGGTTTCCTTTTGGATTAAGGGCTTTGGGTATTATCATATTTTAAAGGATTCCTAAGAATTTTTTTCTGTTTTCTTTGTTATCATGATTGCCAGCCTCTTTATTGTCTACCTCATCTGCTTCTTTTTCTTCTGATGTTTCCGGATCTTCGTTTTCTTCAGAATCATCGTTGTCCTCGATGGCTTCGGCTAGATCTTTTTCAATCTCGGCATCTTTGGCTTCCTGCTCTGCTTTTATTTTAGCCTCCAATTTAGCCTCCAATTCAGCTTGTTCCTTTTCAGCCTGTTCGTTTGCTATTTTCTGTCTCGCTTGTTTTTCTTTTTCTTTTGCCAACTTTTCTTCAAGCTTCTTTTGCTTTTTTGACTTATTTTCAGCAGTTTTCTTTTCATCTTCAATATGGCTTTGTTGTTTATC